GCAGCGTAAATTTGTTTGTGACAGTTTCAGTAAAAGTATTCCATATTTAAATCGTGCAGTAATTTCATGTACATTTAGGGAGGTATTTGAAACTTAATGGCTTATTCTGCTTGGACTGCAAATACAGTTGTTACTCTCGGAACTGTTGTAAGATCAGCTTCAGCTATAGTTCCAACTGGACTGGTCTTTGAATGTACTACAGCCGGGACTACAGGGAGTTCTGAACCTCCTTTTGGGACAGATGTAGGCTCTACTGTTACTGATAATACTGTTGTTTGGACTGCTATAAGTAGTATTTTTGAAGATTTAAATACTTTTGCTCCTGATAAAATTATTGAATTATTTGAACTTGAATTTGTTAGTGAGGTTGCTACTGCTTTAGGTGTAACAAAATATTATTTTCATAATGGATTAAATGAAGGATTTACTGGAAATATAATTTTTAACAGTAATACATATACAGCAGTACCAATAAAAAGTGAAGGTTTTGAAATGACAACACAGGGAAGTTTACCTCGACCAACGCTTACTGTTGCTAATTTAAATGGTGCTATTACAGCACTAATTAAAACAGTTAATAATGTGCAACGTGCCACTAACCCTAGTCAAACTGCCCTTTTTAATGGTAATGATCTTACTGGAACAACTGTAAGAAGAATTAGAACATTAAGAAAATATCTTGATGGACAACCTGATGCTGATCCAAATGCAAGGTACCCCGATCAAACTTTTACTATAGATAGAAAAGTATCTGAAAATAGAGATATAGTTCAATTTGAATTAGTAATGCCTGTGGATAAACAAGGAGAAATGATTCCAAAAAGACAATGTGTATCTAATATTTGCCAATGGGTTTATAGAAGTTCAGAATGTAGTTATACAGGAACTAGTTTTTTTGATATAAACGATAATCCTGTTGGCAGTGCTGCACAAGATGTATGCGGAAAAAGATTAACTTCTTGTAAAGCTAGATTTGGTCAGTTTGCTCCTTTACCCTATGGATCATTTCCTAGTATTGGTTTATTAAGATGAATCTTACAGAAGATATTAAACAAGAAATATTAGATCATGCAAAACAAGAATCACCTAATGAATCTTGTGGTCTAATAATTATTAGAAAAGGTAGAACAAAATATAAAAAATGTAAAAACATAGCAGAACTTCCAAAACATACTTTTGTATTAGCAACTGATGATTACATAAAAGCTGAAGAAGAAGGAGAAATTGTTGCTGTTGTTCATTCTCATCCTTTCACGCAACCCACTCCAAGTGATGGAGATAAAGTTGCTTGTGAAAAGTCTGGAGTTCCTTGGTTTATTGTTAATCCAACAATAGAAAAATGGGGTTATCTTGAACCATCTGGATTTGAATTGCCTTATGTAGGAAGAAAATTTCAGTTTGGTATTATTGATTGTTATTCTCTTGTAAAAGACTATTTTAAAAAAGAACTAAATTTAGAATTAAGAGATTATTATAGATGTGATAAATTTTGGGAAAAAGGGCAAAATTTGTATGAAGATAATTTTATGAAAGAAGGTTTTAGAAAAGTACCTTTAGATGAAATACAAAAACATGATGTGTTATTAATGCACCTTGAAGCAAACTTGCCAAATCATGCAGCAATCTATTTAGGAGATCAACAAATTCTTCATCATGTAGGAGAAAGATTAAGTAGCAGGGATCTCTTAGGAGAGTATTATATAAAAAATACTGCTTTCGTAGCTAGACATAAATCATTATGAAAATTGTAAAAGTTTATGGAGAATTAAGAAAAAAATTAGGGCAATCTAGTTTTGAATTTGAGGTTGATAATCCATCTCATGCAATTAAAGCTTTATGTGTAAACTTTCCAGATTTAATAAACTGGTTTTTAAGTAATGATGAACAAGGTAATGGATTTAAAGTAACTTTGGGCAAACAAAAAATATATAAAACAAATCTTAAGCCAATGTTAGAACCATGGTCTGAAAAGGATGTATTGCACATAGTTCCTGTAATTAAAGGTGCTGGTAGAGGTATGGGACAAATATTAGCAGGAGCGTTATTAATTGGTATTGGTATTGCTGCAGCACCATTAGGGCCAACTGGCCTTGGTTTTATGGGTCAGTCTGGTCTTGGTCTATTTGGTGGATCAGCCGCTTTATCGAAAGCATTAGGGTATATTGGAACTTCTTTACTTTTTGGAGGAATTAGTAATTTACTAAGTCCAACACCTCCTTCTATTCCTGAAGCATCAAAATTACAATCTTTTAGTTTTAGTGGAATTGTTAACGTTTCTGAACAAGGATTACCAGTACCAATTTGTTATGGTCGTGTTATAACTGGAAGTGTTGTTATAAGTGCTGGTCTTAATTCTGAACCTTTAATAGTAAGTGCTGAATAAAAAATGACAGAAGATAAAATTGTAATTAGAGGTGCTGGTAAACCACCTGGTCCAAGAGAACCTACTGAAGCACCTGATTCACTTTCAAGTACACAATTTGCTAGAGTGCTTGATCTTGTTTCTGAAGGAGAAATCGATCAATTTGAAGATGTTTTTCTTGAAAGAACTTCATTAAATAATTTTACAGGATATGCTAGAGAATTTAGATTAGGAACTCAAAACCAAGCTTCAATTTTAATGGAGGGAGGCGTAATAGAATCTACAACTTCTGTAGGTGTAACTGTTACACAGTCTGGAGGACCAATTACAAGAACAGTAACTAATACAAATATCGATAGAGTTGCAATAACAGTGCAGATACCAACATTGCAAATTATTGAAGGCGATGGTGATATTGTTGGTCATTCTGTAAGTTTTCAAATATCACTTCAATTTAATGGTGGTGGTTATAATGTTGTTGCTTCACCTACTATTAAAGGAAAAACAAGTAATGCTTATAGTAGAACTTATAATGTGCCTCTCACTGGAGCGACATTTCCTGTAGATATAAGATTAACTAGAACAAGTGCAGATGAAACGAGTGCAAAAAGACAAAACACTTTAAATTGGACAAGTTTTACATCAATTATTGATGAAGTTTTAAGGTATCCAAATAGTGCTATACACTTTTTAGAATTTAATGCACAAAATTTTAATAATGTTCCAGAAAGACGCTTTTTAATAAGAGGTATAAAAGTTCAAATTCCGCACAACGCCTCAGTAGATACAACAACACATATTGGAAGAATTACTTATTCTGGTTTATTTAACGGCACATTAGGGGCTGCAACATGGACAAATGACCCTGCGTGGTGTTTATACGATCTTTTAAAAAATACAAGGTATGGATGTTCGATACCTGATGCTCATCTAGATAAATTTGATTTCTATGAAATATCTCAATATTGTAATTTTTTAGTAAGTGATGGTAAAGGAGGACTAGAGCCAAGGTTCTCATTAAATTGCGTTTTAAACACCCGAAAGGAAGTTTTTACTGTTATTAAAGAACTTACTAATGTTTTTAGAGGACTTGCATATTTTACTGCTGGAAGTTTTGTTGTAAAACAGGATAAACCAACTGATTCTACTTATGTAATAAATCCAAGTATGGTTGTTGATGGGTTTTTTGAATATAACGGTACCTCTTTAAAATCAAGACATACTTGTGTAACTGTAGGTTATCAAAGTTATGACATGATAGGAGAGGTACTTTTTGAAAGAGTTGAAGATGCTGATGCTGTAAGAGTATATGGTGTAAATCATAAAGAAATTAGAAGTATTGGTTGTTATTCTCAGGGACAAGCACAAAGACTAGGTAGATGGATATTAGAAACTGAAAGATATTTAACACAAACCGTAAGTTTTGCAGTATCACAAGATGCTGGAGTTATTCTCTCTCCAGGCATGGTTGTATCTGTTGCAGATCCATTAAAAACTATTTCTAGAAGAGGAGGTCGTATTCATGCCGCAACAATAAATTCTATAACTGTAGATAGTACAGAAGATATTGGAACTATAACGTTAGGACAAAATCCAAAAATATCTGTTGTTTTAGGTAATGGATTATTTCAGCAAAAAACAGTATCAGCAATATCATCACCAACTACAGCATCAGGTGGAGAAGATACAACTAAAAGAACATTTACAGTAAGTTCAAACTTTTCACAAGTTCCAAGTGTAGACGGATTTTATGGAATTGATACAGATACTATAGCTCTTGAAAAATTTAGAATTTTAAGAGTTACGGAAGAAGAAGATCATACAAATTCTGTTACAGCAATACAATATGACGAATCAATTTATGCAAGAGTTGATACTCCTATAGTAACTACACCTAATCCAAATCCTATAGGAGCTGCTCCAGATGCAGTTACAGATATTGCATTTACTACTTTTTACTATGTATCAGGTGCAAGTGTTCTTATTGGTTGTGATATTAGTTGGGTACATAACGGACTGAGAACTGTACAATATTTTGTTGAGTATAGAATTGATAATGATAACTTCCAACAAATAATAACAACATCACCTAATGCAACTCTTAAAAGTTTGAGGGTAGGAACTTTAGAGGTAAGAGTAACAGCATTCAATTTTACAGGTGGTAGAAGTCCTGTTTATTCTGAAACTCATTCAATAACACAAAATACAAATCCACCTGATGATGTACAAAGTCTTAATGCAAACCAAATAAGTCCGACACAGGCTGTTTTAAATTGGCCCGCCTCTACAAGTCGTGATGTTTTGACAGGAGGAAAAGTTGTCATAAAACATAGCACAAATCCTAATGCGACTTTTTCAACAGCAGCATCATTAACAACTGTTGTTGGTAGTGCCACAAGTGCAAATGTCCCTGCGATAACAGGAAAATATTTTGCAGTTTTTGAAAATATCCTTGGTGTTCAAAGTACTACACCTGCTAGTGTTTCATTTACAGCAACTGCTGGAAACCAAATAAATATTATTGATAGAAAAGAAGATACTGATAATCCATCATTTCAAGGTACTTTCACAGATGCAGAGAAATACAGCCCACCAAATTATCCAACTCCTTTAACTGGAATTGTTTTATCAGGAAATATTTTATGGGATTCTGTTTCTGATGTTGATGCTCTTGCAAGTTGGGACTTTCCAAATAATGTGCTTTCTACTGGAACTTATGAATTTGCAAATGTTCTTGATTTAGAAGATACTTACAATGTTTTATTAGAAAGAAGATTAGCTTTTACTGGTTTTAATGTCACAACAGGTTTGCCAGTTTCTGACGTTGACGCAAAGATTTTTGTAAGTACAACAAACGATGATCCTAGTAGTGGATCAGCTACATTTACTGCATTTCAAGAATTTGCAACAACAATTTTAAATGCTAGAGGTTTTAAATTTAAAGTAGTTTTAACTTCATCAAATACAACATCTAATGTATGTGTAACAGAACTTGGATTTAAGATGTTTATGTCACCTTCTACACAGTTCCCATCTGCTCCGATTGCAAGTGGAACGTCCCAAAAGGCAGTCACATTCCCTAATAAATTCTTTACAGGAGTAAGTGCAACCATAGGCGGTGTTGGTGGATTTACGCCAATAGTAAATGCGAATATTCTTAATATCCAAACTGGAGATACAATTGCAATATCTTCAATTACAAAATCTGGTTTTAATGCAGATGTAAAAGATTCTGGAGGTAGTTTTGTAAATAGAAA